CCAGCAGCTGGCGCTCGAGGCCGGCGCGCTCTTGGGCGATGCGGTCACGCTCGACAGCCAGGGCGCGCTCGGCGTCTGCTGCGGCTTGCGCGGCTTGCGCCGCGGCGGCGGTGGCGGCCTGGCTGTCCTGCAGCGCCGTGATCTGGTCGTACAGAGCGCGGTTGCTGGCGTCCAGGGCAGCGCGGTCAAGGGCGCGCAGTGCCGTGGTGTTGCCCTGCAGCTCCAGCAGCTGGCGCTCGAGGCCGGCACGCTCCTGGGCGATGCGGTCGCGCTCGGCGGCCAGGGCGCGCTCGGCGTCTGCGGCCTGTTGCGCGGCCTGGGCGGCGGCTGCGGTGGCGGCCTGGCTGTCTTGCAGCGCTGTGATCTGGTCGTACAGGGCGCGGTTGCTGGCGTCCAGGGCAGCGCGGTCCAGGGCGCGCAGGGCAGTCGTGTTGCCCTGCAGCTCCAGCAGCTGGCGCTCGAGGCCGGCACGCTCCTGGGCGATGCGGTCGCGCTCGGCGGCCAGGGCGCGCTCGGCGTCGGCGGCGGCTTGCGCGGCTTGCGCCGCGGCGGCGGTGGCGGCCTGGCTGTCCTGCAGCGCCGTGATCTGGTCGAACAGAGCGCGGTTGCTGGCGTCCAGCGCAGCGCGGTCCAGGGCGCGCAGGGCGGTGGTGTTGCCCTGCAGCTCCAGCAGCTGGCGCTCGAGGCCGGCACGCTCTTGGGCGATGCGGTCACGCTCGGCAGCAAGGGCGCGCTCGGCGTCCGCGGCCTGTTGCGCGGCCTGTGCGGCGGCTGCGGTGGCGGCCTGGCTGTCCTGCAGCGCCGTGATCTGGTCGTACAGGGCGCGGTTGCTGGCGTCCAGCGCAGCGCGGTCCAGAGCGCGCAGGGCGGTGGTGTTGCTCTGCAGCTCCAGCAGCTGGCGCTCCAGGCCGGCACGCTCTTGCGCGATGCGGTCACGCTCGGCGGCCAGGGCGCGCTCGGCGTCTGCGGCCTCTTGCGCGGCCTGGGCAGCGGCGGCGGTGGCGGCCTGGCTGTCCTGCAGCGCGGTGATCTGGTCAAAGAGCGCCTGGTTGGATGCGTCCAGCGCTGCACGGTCCAGGGCCCGCAGTGCCGTGGTGTTGCCCTGCAGCTCCAGCAGCTGGCGCTCCAGGCCTTGGCGCTCGCGCAGGATGTCGGCCGCGCTGCGCAGGGTCTCGGTGACGGTTTCGCCCGCGTCAGCCACCTCTTCAAGCACCGGCGTGATGGCGGCGAAGGTGCCGCTGAGCTGAATGAGCGTGGCGAAGTTCTTGCGCCCGGCCTCGGTGGTCAGGTCTTGAGCTTCCACCAGGTCGCGGAAAGCGTCGCGCGTGGTCGGCAGCGTCATGCCCATGCCGCCCAGGGCCTCGGTCAGCTGGGCCGTGACTTTGGCGGTGCGCTCGGCTTCGCTGAAGAACTCCTGGTAGTACTGCGCTGTGGCTTGGGTGAAGTTCTCCAGACCGCCAAAGGCGTCGGCCATGGTGCTGGCCAGGTCGGCGCCAGCCAGGCTGGTGTCAAACAGTTGCAGGCCCAGCAGCTCCAGCACCGGGTTGATGGTGCTGATGCTGCTGGCCAGGCGCGTGAGGGTCTGCACGGCCGTTTCGCCCGTGCGCGCAAAGCTCGGGCCGGTGGCCTCGATGGTGCGGGTAACCTGGCTGACCTGGTCCACGTAGCCGTTGAACACGCGGCCCTGTTCCGTTTCGCCCCAGCTTTCCACGCTTGTGGTCAGCGTCTCGGTCACGGTGCGGCTGGCGCCCAGCACAAACGCGGCCAGGTCTTCGTTGGCCTGGTTCAGTGCGGCCTGCACCTTGGCGGCAGCCTCTTCAGGCGACAGGCCGTCGAGCTTGATGCCGCGCGCAGCCAGGTCGTTGTGCAGCACGTCGGTGCCCAGCTGCGTGGTGAAGGATTTCACGGCATCGCTGCTCAGGCCGAGAGACTCAGCCATGCTTGCGGCGTTGGTGCGCAGCGCCTCGTAGGCGGTCTGGATGGCGCGGCTTTCGGCGCTCACCTGCTGGTTGACCATGCTGTAGTCCGGGCCGCTGAAGAGCGTGCCGCCGCGGCGCTGCAGGTCGTAGCTCTGAATTTCGCCTGCGCCCAGGGTGCCGGTGAGGCCGCCGCCGACGATCTTCTTGCTGCGGAAGACGCCCGCAGCGTTGAGCACGGCAAGAGCGGCGGCCACGTATGGGATGGCGGCAGCCACCGATGCGCCCGCACCCATCGCGCCGCCAGCGCCCGCAGTTGTCGGCCCCATCAGGCCCGGGGCCAGGGTGGCGCCCTTCATCCCCGCGCTGAAAGCCGTGAGGGCTTGACTGCCGAACACGCTGCCCGCCATGCCCACCGCGTTGGCGATAGAGCCGGTGATGCTGCCCGTGATGACGCTGCCGATGTTGGCCGCTGTGACCCCGCCCTGCAGCAAGCTGGTGGCACCTCCAGCCAGCGGGTTGACGATAGCCTGGATAACAGGCCGCAGCACCATGGACCGGAACAACCCCTTGATGTACTCCCAGGCGCTCTTGCCGCCCTGCATCAGCGCGTCTGTCAGCGACTGGCCGATCTGGTCGGCAGTGCGGCGCCACTCTTCCTCAATGGCCTTGGTCTGCTCGATGCTGGCGCGCACGGTTTCGCGGTTGACCACGGCCTCGCGGATCTGGCGGGCGTATTCCTCGTAGGCGTAGGTGCCCTTTTGCAGGCCGGCGGCTTCCAGTGCCAGCAGCGCGTTGTGGATCTCGCGCTCCTGGTTGCTCATGCTGAGCGCGGCGGTTTCGTTGTTGATGGCGGCGACGAGGTCTTTGGCCTTGGCCAGGCTGTCGTCGATGGCTTGCTCTGCGGCCTCGTAAGCTGCCACGGCCTTCAGGCCGCGGGCGGCGGCCAGGTCTAGCTCGGCCTTGAGCGTGCGCTGCAGCTGCTCTTCCAGCTCTTGCTCGGCTTTTTCGTAGGCGGCGATATTGGCCATCTGGCGCTTGGCCTGGATGTCCAGCTCGGCCTGCAGGTCCTTGGCGGCCTTGATGGCGGCTTCATCAGCGGCCTTGCGGCGGGCTTGCTCGGCGGCGAGGTCGGGCAGGGTCGGCTTGGCTGCATCAACGGCGCCTGGAGCTGACGCGCCTCTTCCGCCGCCTTGCCGCGCCAGCTGCTGCAGCAGGTACTGCTCACGGGCAATGGCAGTCTCCAAACGCTTTTGGTATTTCTCGATCTTGGCAGCGCGACGGCCAAAGATGTCAGGACCGGCGCGGTTTTGCAGCTCGTTGACGATGTCGCGGTAAGTGCCGATCTCTTTGACCGTGTCGGTCAGGTTGGCATTGAGCGACTTAAATGGGTCCACGTTCAGGCCAATGTCCAGCGTGGCGTCCCAAAAGCTCTTGTAGGCCTTGCGGCCATCGATGAGCTGCTGGATCAGTTGGGTCAGCGAAGGCAGCAGATCATTGACGATGACACGGGCCACATCCGTGGCCTCGGCCTTGAAGGCAAACAGCTGCTTGTTGAACTTCTCCGCTTCTGCTGCCTGCTGCGCTGTCACGCTGGCCTGCAGCTCGCCGGCCTCGGCCAGGTCTTTGAGGAACGGCGCAGCCTCGCGCACGCTCTTTCCAAACAGCTCTTGAACGACGCGCGCCTTGTTGGCGTCGTCGGCAAACCCGGCCAGGGCCACGGCCGTCTGGCGCAGGGCCTCGGCGGGGTCCATCTGGCGCAGCTTGGCGGCCTCCAGGCCGATGGACTGCAGGGCAATGCTGGCGCCGTTCTTACCGTCCGCCTCCTTGAGCACGTTGTTGAACTTGACCAGGATGCCGCCCACCTGGTCGAGCGTTGCGCCGCCGCGCCGCGCCACCTGGTCGAGCTTGCTGATTTCCTCGATGCTGGCGCCGGTGGCGTCGGCCAGGTCGTTCATGGCGTCGATGGCGTCGACCGTTTGCTTGACAAACGCGGCGATGGCGCCCACGCTGAGCGCGCCCGCAATCTTGGCGCCCAGGCCACCGAAGGCCGAGGCCATGCCGTTGGACGCTGTCTGCGCCAGCTGCTGCATCTGCGCCATCTTGCGCTGGACATCCGCGATGTCGGCCATCAGCTTGATGCTGAGCGCGCCGGCCTGCATCAGTGTGCTCCCTGCGCCTGGCGCTGCTGGCTGGCTCGCCCGCCAAAGATGTTGCGCACGGCGTCTGCCACGCGGGCGCGCTCGACCTGGTGCACGTCCACCCAAGGTGCCGGGCAGTCCTCGGCCTGGGCGGCTTGCGAGCTGGTGATCCAGTCGATGCTGAGCGTGCGCAGCGTGGTGGCCTCCCAGGCGGTGAGTTCAGCGCCGGTGTTGGCTTGCCAGGCGGCGATTTCGCTGTGGCTCAGCGGCACCGGGCCCATGGCGCCGTACCCTGTGGGGCCCACCTGCAGCAGGTAGTCCACCAGGTGCCGCGCCAGCCCAGGCTCGGGCAGCGGGGGCTGCGTTCCTTGGCTTTGGTGGCGTTGCATTCTGCTGGGCGGGCGTTGGTCTGAGGGGGCCGGGTTCTTGGGTTTTCGCTTGGGCTCGGGGGCGGTCTGCAGGTAGGCCAGCTGGCGCACGTACAGGCTCAGCTGCTCACCGAGGTCTGCGAAAAATTTGCCCAGTCCCCGATGGCTTTGCTGACCTGGTCAGCGATGAAGCCGATGGACGGGTCTGCATAGGCGGCCTCGAAAGCGGCTGGGTCGGCCTTGTAGCTCCAGCCGTTGAAGCTGACGGTGCAGGCGGCCAGGAAGGCGGCGTTTTCGCGCGCCTGCTCTTCGGCGCTCATCTCCAGCTTGCCCTTGCGCTGCAGGCGCTTCATCATGCGCTGGGTGCGCTCGGCATTGGCCTTTTGGTAGGGCTTGCTGCCGGGGCCGTAGACGGTGACGGACAGCGGCTTGCCCGCGGCGTCCAGCAGGGGCTCGTCGTTGGCGTTGACCAGCGGGTGCGTGAACGTGTCCTTGGCGGCGAGGGAGGTGATTTCGAACATGGTGGGTGTGGGTGTTTTTGCGGGGGTTGCGGGGTGTGCCCGTGCCCGGCGGACGCTCCCCCGCAAAGAGGAGACGCCCGCCGAGTCGGTGCTCGGGGTGGTTGCCTTACGCGAGCGACTCAACGATGCCGACGCCGGCGCTGGTGGTGGTCAGCTCCAGGGCCATGGTGGCCGTGGTGATCTGGTCCACGCCGCCGACGCCAACCTTCCACGACATGACCTTGGCCTGGAAGTAGTACTTGTCGCCGTTTTGCGTCGTGACCAGGATGCTGTAGTTGCTGTCACTGAGTGAGGCAGCCTTGCAGATCACTTGGCCTGCATCGTCCGTGTCCAGCGCCAGGCTCACGTTCATGGTGCCCGTGTTGAAGGAGCCCTTGAACTTCTGCGTAGCGCGGTTTCCGACGGGGCTGTGCGTGACCAGCGCGTACTCGCGGCCAAACTCTCCCAGGTCGGTGACCTCGCCCACCAGGGTGGTGCTGAGCGCGTTGTAGCCTGTGGCGTCGTAGGTGGCCGGCTGCGACGCGGTGATGCGCAGCGTGGTGCCTGCTGAGGTAAATGCTGCCATGAGCTTCTCCTATCTCAAACCACCAAGACTTCGACAATGCCCACGCCGGCGCTGCTGGTGGACAGCTCGAGCGTGGCCATGGCGGTGGTGATCTGGTCCACACCGCCCACGCCAACCTTCCAAGACATGACCTTGGCCGGGAAGTAGTACTTGTCGCCGTTTTGGGTCTTGACCTCGAAGTAGTAGTCCGCGTCAGCGGTGGAGGCCGTCTTCATCAGAATCTGGCCAGCGTCGTCTGTGTCCAGCGCCAGGCTGACGTTCATGGCGCCTTCATTGAAGGAGCCCTTGAACTTCTGCGTGGCACGGTTGCCCACGGGGCTGTGCGTGACCAGTGCGTACTCGCGGCCGAACTCGCCGAGGTCGGTGATCTCACCGATGACGGGATTACCAGCTGCTGGCGTGGTGGGGAAGATGGTGCCGTAGCCGGCACTATTGAACGTGGCCGGGGCGGTGGCCGTCACGCGTAGCGTGCTGCCGGCCGAGGTGAATGCTGCCATGGTGATGGGCTCCTAGAATTCAGGTGCGAGAAATCAGCTCAAGCGTGCAAACGCCTGTGCCGTCGTGCTTGGCGTTGCCCACGCGGTAGTTGCCCGCCGCGAGGCCGGTGGAGACGGTGAAGGCCTTGCCCTCGGGCGCAGCGGGCACGCTGGCTGAGGCAAGCATGAAGGTGGGCGAGGTGCCGGCCGTGCCGAAGCCGGCCAGCGTTGCGTCGTCGAAACCTGCGTCGAAGATCCCCTGCACCGCAACACCATTGAGGGTGGCCCCAATGGCAAAGCCTGCGGTGTTGAAGAACGGACTCAGGTCTTCGGTGAACACGTGTGGCCTCGCCTTACGCTCAGGCCGTGATGGCGTCCACCATGGTGGCGAAGGACTCGGCGTGGCGCACGGCCACGTCCACGTCCTGCAGGGCCACCACGCGCACGGTGCCGCTGGTGCTCAGGCTGTACGGGTCGACCATCAGGTCCAGCGTGCCCCACATGCCGATCAGCAAGTCGGCAAAGTTGCCGTAGATGATGGCGGACAGGTTGGTGCCGGTGCCCTTGGTCAGGTTGCTGGGCACGCCGTTGGTGACGGCAGCGCGGTAGCCGTTCAGCGGCGTGTCGCCACCTTCCCACACAAAGCCGTTTTGGCCCGACACCTTGCTGGTGCCCTTGAGCTTGCCGCGCACCTTGGCGTTCGTCAGGTAGCTCAGGGTGCCGATGTCGGCATTGGCGACGGAGACATCCGACTCCAGCTCGACGATGTGCGCCCAGGTGGGTGCCAGGCCGTCGGTGCCGCCGGCCACGCTTGGGGTGATAAGCGTGAGCAGGCCGCTGGGCTGGTTGCTCGCGCCCGTGCCGTTGATAGCGGCTTGCTGGATGGCCAGGCCCAGCACGGTGGCCAGGTCTTGCTGCACCAGGGCTTCCACGTCCAGGCTGGATTGGGCCAGCAGCTTGCGGCTGATGTCGGTGAAGGCGCCCACGGTCTTGGGGCTCATCGTCACCTGGTCGAAGGCCTGCTGGCTTTCGGTCGGTGCGCTCGACTCCGCGACCCAGTAGGCCGTGCCGGCGCCGGTCTGGCGCGGGATGGCCACGTTGCCCTGCAGACCCGTCAACATCCTCGTGCCCATGCCCATGATGACCATGGCGTTGCGCAGCAGGGTAATGAAGTCACCGGCCAGCAGGTCGGTGGCCACGGTGTGGCCGCCGGCCGTTGAGGTGCCCACCGTCAGGTCGCGCTTTTGCACGTCGTGCGGCAGGTACAAGCCGCGAGCCGACTTGCCCATCTTGCCGGCCACAGCGTCCGAGCACTCGCGCTCAAAGGCAGCGGCGCGCTGCGCGTTGGCATCGTTGGGGTTGGCCAGTGCGTTGAGAGCGCGCATCAGGCTGTAACGCTTGACCTCGGTCCTGCTCATGCCCACATCAGCGGTGCGCACGGGGGCGGTGGCCAGCTTGGCCAGGGCCTCGGCCTGGAACTGCTCGGTGGTCAGGCCGCGCTGGATGGCGTCCATGGCCATGTCGGCGCCGCCGGGCAGGCCGCGGGCAATCTTGGAAATCTCTGCGGCGTGGTTGCGCGCGTCAACGGTGACATCAGACATGATGTGGTCCTTGGATTGGGTGGTGAGGGTGAGTGCAGCTGCCGCAGCTGGTGCGGTGGCCGTGGGGTCTGCATCGGGGCCTGCGTCCAGGGAGAACTCCAGGCTGCGGCCGACGCCGACGGTGGGGTCTGCTGGCACGGACACCAGCGACACCTCGAAGGGCTCCCAGTCGGTGACGCGGAAGGTTTCCACACCGTCCCGCTCTTCAACCAGTTGCGCCTTGTGGATCATGTAGCCGACGCTCACGTTGCGGCGGATGCCGTCGCGGACGTCTTGCCACACTTCTTCCGCGCGTGCGCTTTTTCCGAAGCGCACGGTGGCACGGGCAACCCTGTCCGCACCCACTTCAACGGATTCGATGACGCCGACCACGTCACGGGAGTCGTGGTCGACGAGCAGATTGGCCCCGGTGCGCAGACGCGACTGGCGCATGGCCTGGGGCGAGAGGTCCAGAATCTCCACGCCCCAGTAGCGCTCGTAAGGCATTTCGCTCGCAAAGGCCAGGCTGGCGGTGCGGGCCTCTTCATTGATGGCGGCGCGCTCCACCTGCAGGGCGCGCTCGGTGCGGCCCTTGGGCAGGGCGCGCTGGAGAGAGGGGGGGAGCTTGCTCATGTGGCGCACTGTGCGGCGCCAGATGTCAAGCGCGTAAGGCACGCGGCTTGACAGTGCTCAATTCAGAGAATGGCTGTCATCAGTAACGCTTCTTCTTCTTGGCGGCGCTTCTTGATGCGCTGCACGGCCTGCCATTGCTCGGCTTCTATGTGCGCGCCCGGTGGCAACCAGTAGGCCATGGGCTTGCGCACAACGCGCCCGCCAGGCCTGGCCAACGTGCCGGCGCCGCCAGACGCCTGGAAGGTATCGGCGCCCGACTCGGCGGCAGCCAGCAAACCTTGCGCCACAACCGAGCCGGTGATGGCAGCCTGATCGCTGCCAGCCTCGCTGCCAACCAGCAGGCCCTGCACCAAAACCAGGCCCGACGCCTCAAGGGCATCGGACGCGGTCTCGACTGCCGCAACAGATCCGCTGACGACCACGCGGCCTGCTGCGTTGAAAGTGTCGGCGCCGGTTTCGGCGGCTGCCAGCGAGCCGCCGACAAGCACCTTAGCCGTGGCGGCAAAGGTGTCCGCACCGGTTTCTTGCGTTGCGAGCGCGCCGGCCACCAGGACCGTGCCGGCAAATGCGAAAACGTCCGCGCCTGTTTCGGTCACCACCAGGTCGCCGCTGACCCGCACCGTGCCGGCAAAAATCGCCGTGTCGCTGCCCACCTCGACCAGCGCTGCCGAGCCCTGGACGATCACCGCGCCCGTAATGGACGCTGCATCGCTGCCGGTTTCCACAGCGGCCACGGTGCCAGCCACCAACACGGTGCCCGAGCCGGCAAGCGCATCGGAGCCCGACTCGGTGGCAGCAAGGCTGCCCTGCACGATCACCACGCCCGAGCCGGCCAGCGTGTCCGCGCCGGTTTCGGTGGCGGCCAGGGTGCCGGTGGACACCGCGCCCCCTGTGGCGGCAAAGGTATCGGAGCCCGTCTCTGACACAGACAGCGAACCCTGCACCACCACGGACCCGGCAGCGGCCAGGGTGTCGACCCCGGTCTCGGCCGCGCTCAACGAGCCGCTGACCAAAACCTTGCCGGTGATCGTTGCGGTATCGGAGCCAGTCTCCGTGGCCGCCAGGGCGCCCGCGACACGGACGGTGCCCGTTGCGTTCAGGGTATCGCTGCCGGTTTCCGATGCGGACAGGGTGCCCCTGACCACCACCGCGCCTGCCGCGTTGAACGTGTCGGCGCCGGTCTCGGTGGCCGCCAGCGCGCCCTGTGCAGGCACCGTTCCCGTCGCAGCCAGTGCATCGCTGCCGGTCTCCGTGGCGGCCAGGGTGCCGGTGATGGCAGCGCTGCCGACCGTGCCCGTGGCCGCGACCGTGTCGGCGCCTGTTTCCGTGACGGCAAGCGAGCCTTGGACGATGACCGCGCCGGTCGATGCCAGCGTGTCGGCACCCGTCTCAACCAGCGCCGCAGAGCCTTGAACAAGGACGCTTCCGGCTGCCGCGAAGACATCGCTGCCGGTCTCGACAGCGGCCATAACGTTGCCGCCGCTGGCGACGGGCAGCGCTGAGATCGGCCCGGCTGAAAGTGGCGCGAAGCCGAGCATGGCGAACTACCTCAGAAGGACCAGATGATCACGATCCCATCGCCGCCGTTGCCGCCAGCCCCGGCGCCGCTGGTTGCGCCTTGCCGAGCCCCGCCACCACCGCCGCCGCAACCGTAAAAACCATTTCCACCACGACCCCCGCTGACGGTTGAGCCGCCTCCTCCCGCGCCGCCCATACCGTAAAAACCATGCGGGCTGTTTGCAGAAGGCATCTGGCCGAATCCATGGGCTCCGTTGCCCGCTGGCCCACCCTGCCCGGCAGCGCCGCCCGCAAGGGTAATCGTAGTCATGTTGTAGTCGTAGGTGGTCCTCGTCGTGTTGTTGCCAGCATTGGCAGTGCCGCCTGAATTTACCTGCCCGCCTTGCGATCCGCCCGAGATAATTCCGATATTTAGTGCTGTTGCGGCGGCTACAGCGCCGCCACTAGCGACCCACAAAGCACCATTGGAATAAGACAGGGCACTTTGACTAATTGAAGGTGCGCCAGTGCCAGCAGTTCCGGTAGCGGAGCCTGTTCCAGCACCTCCACCGCCGCCCCCGCCCCAGGCGCCGGTTGCGCCAAGAAAGCTGGAGTTTGCCGTTGGGTTCAACATAAGTCTTGTAGTGCCGCCAGCAGAGCCTGCGACCGTGCCGGCGCCTCCAGCGCCGCCCTTCCCGACAAGAATGAAAAGGGTATTTGGTGCCATGACGCTTGGCCACACAAAACGACTGATTGATCCGCTTCCGCCTCCTGCGCCGGGGAAGCAATTGCCAGTTGCGGCGTGAAAGCCGCCGCCTCCCCCGCCGCCTGAGCCAACTACTATCATCCCAACAATTGAGCAGTTGCGCGGCTTGCTCCAGACTTGATAGTCGTTTGTGCCTCCGCCAGTTGCATAAAAGATGTCAAGCCGAGTCCCGCCCGCTTGCGGTAAATGCGAAAAATCAAGCATTATTGAACCTCGCTGGCTGTGCGGAACAGCTCATCAAGCAACTCCTCGGTGAAGCCCAATTCCGCCGCCAGGGCCTGGAATGTCCAGTGGTCGCGGTCGATGATGGTGGCGAACTCCCAGGTGTCTTGAATGTCCTGCCCTGCGGCAGCCACTGTGTCCTCGACTTGTTGCCTCAGCCCCATTGCGTTGAGAGCGATGCGGGCCTGCCGAGGGGCTACGGTGCGAGGAGGGGCAGGCAACACCGGGGCTGGATCAGGGTGCGCCCAAGCGGGTGACGCGATCTCGCCCAGCACTACATTGGTCCCAGGCACGGGCACAGTGAACGGGTCACCCGCAGGGGTAAACCATGCCGACGCGCCATTGCTGTAAGCCTCCAGCACCGCGTCTGACTCCGCGCCGCCTGCGTCCGTAAAGCGGTAGGAAAACCAGAGCGGCATGTCAGTACTTTCCAGCGAACGCCGTCAGATTGATGGCGCCAGTCACCGACGTGGCGTAGCAGCAATTGAGCTTGTAGCCCGGCGGCAAAGCGCGACCAACTGGCAATTCAAACAACACCACCGCAGCCGTGCTGGATGCGGTGATTGAAGGGATGCTGATCTCGTCCATGAAACTGTTGTTCGCCGCCGTGCCATTGGTAAGGCCGTTGTTCAGGAAGAACCGCAGCACAGTTGCCGTGCTGACGGACGCCGCCTTGACGCGGATCGACTGCACGAAGCCACCGTTTGTGCTGTCGGCTGTGAACACGGTGAAGACCGTGCCGGTGCCGTCCACTGCCGTGTTGGCTGTCGTTCCAGACGGAATCGTGACCCACTGAATGTCGGGGGAGCGGCTGAAGATTGGATCGATATTGGCTGGCATGGCGCCCTCACTGGAATGTCAGGTTCATGCGGTTGGCGGTCTGGCGGCCAAAGCTGCCGTCCTTTGCCATGTCCGCGCTGATGGTGTTGAACACGGTCACGGCAGTGGACGCACCGCCGCCGAAGTTGACCTTGGCATTGGCGTTGCTGGACTCGCTCACCTCGTCGCGGGTCAGCGTGGTGGCGCTGGTCAACGTGCCGTAGCCCACCTCCCACTCGCCGGCTGCGCTTTCGATGCAGTACCAGACGGTGTTGCCCGTGCCGATGGCCGCAGCAAAGGTGCGGTAGCCCGTGCTCGACGTATTGGCGAGCGTGACGTTTCCGGTGCCCGACACCGTGCCGGTGTCTTTCACCCGGTCGGCAACGTGTGGCATGTCAGGCGTGCGTAATCGTCGCGGAGTTGATCGTCACCGTCTGCCCGGTGGTGATGCTCACCGAGTCCAGGTTGATGTCCGATCCGCTGGTGCCCACCGTCAGGCCGGTGATGATGTCGGTGCCGCCGCTGGCAGTTCTGATCCGCGCTGCTGCTGCGGTGCCGGTCGCGTCGGCTGAGGTGTCGCTGCGCGGAAAGCCGGACAGGCTAAGCACGCCTGCGCCTGTGGCCGCGCCCGCAATCGGGTTGCCAAGGTTGATGGTGGCCAGGACGGTGCCCATCGCTGACGTGCCGATTTCCAGCACGGCGGTGGTGCCGGCCTGAGAGACGACCGCCGCCATGCGGGCGATCTTGACTGCGTTGGTGTAAGTGACTGCCATGCTGATCTCCTTTACAGATCGGTTTCGAGTTGGGTGGTGCGGACGATCTCGCCCGCGGAGTTGCGTTCGATGCTGGTGTCAGTGCGCCTGGCGGGCAGCGACACGGTGATCTGGGGCGTGGGCAGCGTGGCCTCCAGGGTCACGGCTGCGGGCTCGACGACGTTTTGGACCGACACCTGCGGTGCGGCCACGTTGACGATGGGGGCGGGTATGACGATGGGCATGTTTTGGACGTCGGTGCGGATCTGTTCCAGGCTGGAGCGATGCAGCGCTGCAATGCCGCGCGCCATCTCCTCGGCCTGGCTGCGGTCAATGCCCACGTGCACGGCCACGGGTTGCGGCGCGCGCTGGTGGCTGGCCTCGAGCGCACGGGCCATGGCGTCGGCCATCAGGGCCATGGACGAGGGCTCTGGCGAGCGGGCGGCGCTGGCCTGGTCAGCCGGTGCGGTGTCTTGCGCGGCGGCGGCCGGGGCGCCGGCGCCTGGCGTGGCGTCGTAGGCGGTCAGGCGCACGCCAAACTCGGCGGCCAGGTTTTGCGCGTCGCGGATGGCGGCCAGGGTGTCCTCGAAGTCGTACCCCATGGCCGCGCTCAGGTCTTGCGGGCTCATCAGGCCGGCGCGCACCTTGAGGATGTTGGCCTCGGTGTCGCTCTTGGGGTCCACCCAGTCCCAGCGGCGGGCCTGCCACACGTGGGCGCTGAACTTGTCGGCCTTGGCTGCGGGCAGGCGGCTTCCGTTCGGCATGGTGATGCTGCCGGCCATGAGGCCGTACTGCAGCCAGGCGCGAAAGACGGGCTCCAGGAAGCTGGCGACGAACCACTCTTGCTCAGAGGCCCAGCGGTCGCGCTCTTCCAGGGTGCCGCTGCGGATGCTGCTGTAATTGACGTTCTCGAGGTCGTTGGCAAGCGAGTGGTAAGCCACGCCCCAGCCCGAGGCGATGCGCTGCAGGTGGTGCTTGACGAAGGGGCCGATGGCCTGGTCGGGGTAGCGGCTCTCGTGCGCCTGGAAGGTCACGCCAGGGGGCAGCACGTCATACGTGCCTGGCTGGGTGACGGCGATGGTTTCGCCTTGGTCGTCCACGGCGCCGATCGGGCTCTGGCCGTCAGGCGTTTGGAAAAAACCAAAGTGGTTGGCGCCGTTCTCGGCGGCCAGCAGCGCGGCCAGGCTGAACTTGCCCAGGTGGTGCAGGCTCAGCACGCCCGGGGCCATCCACGGCGCGCCGCGGGCTTGCTCGGGGCGCTCGACCTTCAGCACGTGCAGCACCTCGCCAATGGGCAGGCGGATGCGCTGGCGGCTGCTGGCGGCGCCGTCGTTGGGGTGGGCCTCAAAGATCCACACGGCCTGCGGACGGTGGAACTGGTCGATCTCCACGCCCATGACCACGGCGTTCTGGTTGCCGGCCCGCGCCATGGTGTGGGTGGTGTCGATGCGGTCCACATCGATGGCCTGCAGGGCAAAGCCGAAGCGGTTGCCGGCCTGCGGGCCACGCACGATGCGCACCAGAAACTCGCCGTCGCTGGGCAGCTGGCCGACCAGGGTTTCGCACAGGTCGCGCAGGCTCTGGCGGCCGGTGACGTCGCACGCGGCCGACCACTCGCTCCAGGCGGCCTCGATGGCCTGGTTGGCCAGGCGGTCGGGCTGGCCGGGGCCGTCTTGCACGCGGGCCTGCAGGCGGATGCCGCCCGGGCCGACGATGTTGCTCTGGCACATCAAGCGGAACTTGCGCGCGTAGTCGTTGTTGTTGATGAGCTGCCGGCAGCGGGCGCGCAAGCGGTCCAGGTCACCGCGCAGCTCCTGGTTGATGCTGACGGTGGTGGCCTGCCAGTCGGCGGTGAGGCGGTCCAGGCGGGCGGCCTCAAACCTGCGTTTTTGCACGCGCGCGGCCGGCGCGATGCGCTGGGCCAGCCACTGGCGGGTGTTGGTGAAGATGCTCATCTTCCAAACCTCACGTAGACGCGGCGCTTGTCGGGCAGCCCGGCCGCCACGGCGGCGGCGGCGTCCTCGCCCTTGACTTCGGCGCGGTATTTGTCGCGCAGGCTCAGCAGATCCGCCATGGGGATGTGCTTCAGGGTGCGGCCGGCAATGCTGTACTCCAGCGTGGCGCTGCTGGCCCGGCCCTCGATCACGGCCTCGATGGCGTCCAGCGTCTTGCGAGCGTGGCTGCGGGCATCGAAGGTGCTGGCCGCAAAGGCATTGCGCACCGTGATGCGGCCTTCGCCCACGGTGTAGATCTCGCCGGCCTTGCTGACCCGGGCGCGCCAGTCGTAGCTGCCGGCGGCGTAGCCTGCGGTGGTGGCGGCGCTGACGGTGACGGCGTGGTTGTCGCCCGACGCGCTGGCGTTGATGGTGATCTTGGCCGCGGCGTTGATGAGCGTGTAGCTCAGGGCCCATCCCGCGCTGGCGGGGTAGTCGGCCAGGGTGCGGGTCCAGCGCCAGGTGTCGCCGGCGTTGGCGGTGGTGGGCTCAATGGTGGGTATGTCGGCCATGCGGTGGGGCGCCTTTGGGCTGGTGAGCGGGCGCGGTTGGCGCCGAATATGGGCCCGGTGGTGTCAAGCGCGTAAGGCACGCCGCTAGACGGTTTCTCCCTCACACAGGATTTGATAGATGCGCTGCCGGCTGAGGCCGTAGCGGCGGCACAGCAAGCCGATGCGCTCGCCGTTGCGGTGGTCGCGCCGAATGGCGGCGTTGCGGCTGCTGGTGCCTTCGCCGGCACGGCGGGCGATGTAGCAGCGGTCCCGGCCCCACATCTCACGCACGTCGCGGTCGATCTGCAGGGCCAGCGCGGCGCTGAAGCCGGGGCTGAGCTGCACCACTCTGCGCAGGATGTCGGACACGATATCGTCACTGGCGCCGGCTTCGTCCCAGGGCATGCGCGGGGGCTCTTGGGGCGGCTGCGGGGTGGGAGCCTGGGCCGCTGCTGGGGGCCGATAAGTGGGCGGCTTGGGCTTGGGCATGACGAGGGCTCAGCGCTTGTAGTTGATGGAGAACCGCGGGCGCGGGGCGGGGATGGGCGGCAGCGGCACGGCGGGCGGCCTGGGTGAAACGCTCAGGGACGGCAACGGGGACGGGGACGGGGACGGGGACGGGGACGGGGACGGCACTGCAGCTGCCGGCACTTCGACCTGGTCGAACAGGCTGCGCTCTTCCACCCGGTGCTGCCACTTGGCCCAGTCGCCCTCTTTCCAGCGGTCAATGCCCGACAGGTGCGCGGCGGCCAGGGCGTAGACGGCGCAGTCCAGCGCCTCGTTGCGGCGGCCGGCGGGCTTGACCCACTCCAGGCGCGGGCGGCCTTTGACGTATTTGGTGACCAGGCGCTCAGCCGTCAGCTGCTCAAAGACCTCGGGCGGCAGGTGGCGGCTTAAGTGCACGTACCCGGGGCCGGGCGCCTCGTTGCGCAGGCGGCCGTAGATCTCGGCCTTGGCGGTGTCGGTGCCGATGGGGAACAGCTTGACGCCACCCTTGAGCTTGGTGCCGCGCCAGGACACGTCCTGGTCGGTGGCCTTGCCGAGGATGGCCTTGCCGGCCTGGCTCTGACCCTTCACCGCGTAGACGTGCGCGTGCTGGTGGGCGCGGGTGTAGGCGTACACCGCCTGGGTGTGGTGGCCACCCGAGTCGATCATGCATGCCAGCAGCGGCACCGGCCGGCCGCTGGCGTGCAGCACGGGCGTGCGGCGGTACTCGGTCAGGCGTGCCCAGGGGCTGCCGGGCTCTTGCTCGCCCTGGCCCGGGTCGCCGTAGAAGACGGCGCGGTCGACCAGCTGGCGCTCCATGCCCCGGCCCCAGGCCCAGAGGTAGGCCTCGAGGCGGTCGCCCTGGGTGTCCACGCCCATGGTCATGACGAAGTGCCCCCAGTGCACCTGGCGCAGCGGGATGTCGGCCGCGCGCTTGCGCAGGGCGTGCTCATCGGCGCGGTCGCCTTGCTCCTCGAAGGTCTCGGCCAGGCGGGTGTTGACGAACACGCGCAGCAGGCTGATGTCGCCCGTGCGGCTGGCGGTGATGGCGGTCTCCCACTCGGTCACCAGCGTGGCCCAGCTCAGCCAGCCCAGCGGGCTGTAGAGGCTGCTGAGCTGAAAGCCGCGGATGCGCCCGGCAGCGGCGCCCAGGTTCTCAGCCACCCAGCGGCCACCGGCCAGCATGGCGGGCTTGTGGTGCTCGCGGATCTCGGCGCCGCAGCTGCGGCACACGTAGCGCACGGAGTCGGGCAGCGCGCGGCCTTCGGCGTCGCGGTCCCACTTCAGGCCGTGGGGCTTGTCGGTGCCCCAGTCGAGTGGCTGCAGATCCTGGCAGTGCGGGCAGGGTAGGTGGTAGCGGCAGCGGTCGCTGGCGAGGTAGCGGGCCTCGATGCGGCTGAAGTCTTTGGTGGTGGGCGTGCTGGTGAGCAGGCGCTTGCGGCGGCTGAAGGTGGACTGGCGGGCTTCGGCCAGCTTGATGGGGTCACCCTCGCCGTCCACGTCAATCGGGTAGCCGTCGATCTCGTCCAGAAACAAGTCGCGCACGGGCATGGAGCGCAGGCCCGCGGCGCTGTTGGCGCCAGCGACGGCCATGAAACCGCCCGCGAATTCCTTGAGCAGGGTGGTGTTGGCGTCATCCCGGCTGCGGTTCTCGCGCACCTTGCGGCGCAGCGCGGGGCTCTCCTCGATCATGGGCGCCAGGCGCTGGCGGCTGTAGCGCTTGGCCATGTCGATGGTGGGCTGCACGATCATCACCGGCCCGGGGTTGGTGTCCACCAGGTAGCCCAGCCAGTTGGAGCCGATGCGCGTCTTGCCGGTCTGCGCGCCCCACATCAGCACCACCTCTTCCACGGTGCTGTGCTGGCTGAGGCAGTCCATCGGCTCGCTGGCGTAGGGCGTGCGCGCGGCGCGGTAGGGGCCGGGCTCGGCGCTGTCTTTGGCGCTGAGGATGATTGAGCGCTCGGACCACTGGGCCACGCCGATGCGCGCGGGCATGGCCGCGAACTGCCGCAGCACCTCGTCGACGCGCTGCTGCGCGTCAACAAGCTGGTGCGGGAGGTCGCGGGCGCCCATGCGTGCGTGCCGTCAGGTGGCGGCGGTGAGCTGCGACATCACCTGGCGCAGCTCGTCCTCGAGCAGGCCGTGGATGCGCGCCTGGTCGGTCTCGGCGGCCAGCTGCGCCGCCAGGCGGGCGGGAATCTGCAGCAGGCCTTCGCGGAACGCCGCGGCACGCTTGGCCAGGGCGGCGGCCCAGTCATCGGCGCGCACCAGCTGGCCCTGCAGCTCGGCCAGCTTCAGCTCGGCCAGCTCGGCCTCGGCACGCTCGCGCCTGGCGCGGCTCTTCCAGTAGCCGGTGGCATCGTCCTCGTCGTCATCGTCATCACCGGCCCGGCCGCCTGAGTGGCCGCTGCCACTCAGGTTGGCGTCGTCCGTGCCTCGGCTGCCAGCGCGCACGCGGGTGTTGCGCGCCCACTGGGCGTCGGCGGCCACGGGGTCGATCTTGCCGTCGATCAGCGTGATGCGGCCATCGCGCACCGCCCGGCGCACAGCAGCTTCAGTGCAGCCCCGACGCCTGGCGTATTCGGTTTTGCTCAAAAGTTCGATGTTGGCAACAGGCATGGACGAACACTTAAGCGAACAAAGTTCGAACAGCAGTCACTAGCGCAACAGCGCGCTGCGAATGACCCGCAGTAGAGGGTCCCGGGAAGGACCCAACCCGGGGGGGCGCCGGCTCATCGGGCTGTCCTCATCGCATCGGCCAGCGCGCGGTCGAGGTTGGCCTGGAAGCGCTGCGCAACGATGGGCCGCGCCATCTGGCCGAGGTCGAGGCGCTTGCTGTACTTGGCTGGCGTGTCCTCGAAGAGGATCACGGGGATCAGCTTGCCCGGGCCGCCGTCAACGCCAGGCACGCGGCGCCAGATGCCCAGCGGCGCGTTCTGCCAAGCATCACCGCGCGGCACGCCGAAGAACAGCTGCAGCGGCTTGGCGCCCTTGCGTCGGTTGCCTTGCACGTTCAACCGCTTGGCCAGCGCTGCGCTCAGTTGGCCGTTATCGGCTGCGGCCTTGAGCTTGGCAATGGTGCCGCGCGGGATGTTGCCGAAGGCGTTGAGCTGGATGTTGCCGGGCAGGCGGATGCCGCCCTCGCGCGGCATGTAGATGCCGCCCTCGGCTTGCATGCGCAGGTACTTGGCCTGGATGGGGCGAAAGCCTACCTCGGCCACCAGCTCATCACGCCTGGCCGCCTTCAAATAGGTGCCCTGCTTGGTGAAGGTGGTGGGCCGGTCGAACACCTGGTCCAGCTCTGCGGGGATGGCCGCGCGGATCTCCTGCGCGGTCTTGGTCAAGGCCACCGCGGCGGCATAGCGGGCTTGCTTTTCGATGAAGCCGCCCAGGCCTTGCAGGCCGCTGATGTTCACCTGGATCCTCATTGCAGCCTCCCGCGAGCAGCGCTCCCAACAGACCCCAGCCTGGCCGGCCTGTTACCCGCCAGCGCCCCCACCACCGCGCCGCCTTCGCTGACACGCAGCGCAGGGGCCTGATGGGGCTGGGCGTCCAGCCATTGGTCTGC